ATCGGCAGTGGTTCGATGATAAGATAAGGAATGATCCCGCGTTTCTCGCAGCAGTGCTGAAACTTCGTGGTAAGAAACTCGGTTGTTATTGCAAGCCATTGGCTTGTCATGGCGATGTTATCGCCGATTTTCTGAACAATAGCAAAGAAGAACAAGAGTGATAAGGAAGGAGTCAAGATGAGAGTGTTCGTTCTACAGATCAACGGCAAATACGATGTGTCCGCCGCAAAGTCGTATGGGCAGATAGTCTATCTTGTAAGTAGTCGCCTAAATCCGTTCGATCTCGACAAGTTTGTCGGCACAGTTGAATATGAGTTATACTCGACTTACAAGTTCGACGCGAAGAAAGATGCCATCTGCCTGACGGGATCATCTATTCTTGTCGCGTTGTTCTTAGCTGTGTTGGCTCATCATCATAAGAAGATAAATGTGTTGTTGTTTGACGCTAAGACGAGTAAATACAGATTACGAATACTCACACTTGAATGCAGACAAGGTGAAAAAGAATGATGAACACCGAAAGATCAATATCAGACATCATAAATGAATTTACAGAAATTCTTGACGAATGTCAGACGCTGTATAATCTGGTCTACGGATATCTCAGCGAGCAGACTTCGCAGATCAAGATTGGAAGACTAAATACCGGTGAGCTCACGGATTTTGGTTTTCTCAGCAAGGAACTGGAATGTCTATTCGACGAGCTTCGAAAGGAATGCAAGGCAAGAAAGGATCTTTGCGGCAGTATGATTGCCTATAAGCTGATTCAGGAATCCTTGACTGATCCCGCAGCTGCCATACAGTCAAGAGGTTCATTGTCTATTGGTGTTCCTGATGTGAAGATGCAGGTCAGTCTACCCAAGAAGTTCACCGAGGAATATTTTCAGATAACGGATCATTTTGGTGTTTCGAGAGATGTTGCGGCAACTGGTATTCTGCGACTGGACTGGAATGCTGTTGTAGAATATTGCACAAAGTTGTTCAGTGAAGGGAAGAAAATTCCGTCTGGTTTTGGAAAGAAGTATCCGTTGTATCAGACAACTTTTAGAAAGCTGGCGGAAAAGAGCAGATCAGAGAGACAAACAAATGCAAGACGTCTGAGCACGTCAGAAGATCAAGACAAAGATCAACACAGCAAGGAAGTTGAGAGAATGGAAGCGGAAACAGGAACTGATTAATCTAATTTTTGGAGGCTTATTATGGGAACAGAGAATGATGAAAATGTTGGTAAGGTGAAGAAGTCGCGCACAGAAGCGACGGCAATCAAGGTTCAAGGAATCGATCCGAACTATCTTCAGAAGTACGTAGCTGAAGACATAAGTCTGGACTCGCTGAAAGAACATCGCATAGTTCCGCGACTGAAGATCATTCAGGCTCCTTCAAGCAACGAACTGAAGAAGGCGTTCGGGGAGGGTTCCGTTATTGTGCGTCCGGGTGATGTTCTGGTCTGCAAGTTTCAGGAAGAACCAGAGTCCTTTGACTTCGTTCCACTGTTCTTCTTTGTGGAATACGTGAAGTGGGCTGATATGAAGGACAACTCGACGACGGTGATCTTGGATCGCAGTCACGACCCAACGAGCAACATCGCACTGAAGGCCAAGAATCCGGCATCACGAATGGAACCATATCCGGGTCACGAAAACAAACCTGAACCGGAGAAGATGTATCATCGCTATGTCGAGCATCTACGCTTCATCGGGATCATCTATGGGAATCATCCGTTGGTCGGAGTGCCTGTGACTTTGTCGTTTGAGCGTGGTGAGTATGGCCAGGGAAAGAACTTCATATCAGCGGCGACTCTACGAAGGCAGATCATCGACGGAATCTCCAGACCAGTTCCACTCTGGGCACAGGTCTGGAAGATAAGGTCGGCCTTCAGATCACCGGATCAGAGCAGAAAGTGGTATGGCTTCAATTTTGAAGCTGCGGATCCTTCCATTGTACAGTCGACCGAAGCGGAAACAATGTTGACTCTACACAAAGAGTTCAAGGATCTCTTCGAGCAGCAAAGACTGATGGTTCAGGAAGAATCAGGGGAATCAACTGCTGATGCTGGTGCTGTTAGTGCACAGGAAGCATTCTAAAACAGTCACACAACAGGGGCTCTATCATCGAGTCCCTGTTGACTCGCTATCTTACTATTTTTAGATTGAAGAGATGATAAGATGAAGCAGTTTCAACAAGAAGTCACGGAATTTCATCTGAAGCACAAGTTTCCTGTTGGCATTTTCATGAAGGCAAACAGGCATCTTAGCTGGATCGTGATGTGGCTTATTTGCAGAGCAACACTCCTGCTCTCTAAGATTGCAATAATGTACTGGAAAATCTCAGGTATGAACAAGGAATCGTTCTACAGAATACATCTCATTCTGGAAGAGACGGCAGAGATGATGGAAGCCATCAACAACGGAAACAAAATAAAAGCTGTCGACGGACTGGGTGATCTATTGTATGTCGTCATGGGAGTTGCGGTCACCTATTGGCTTCCGGCTCACGAAATCGTTAAGGAAGTTTGCAGATCAAACAAGACGAAGAAGATCAGAACAGAGAGCAACATCAGACTAAGAGACAAGGGTGATCAGTGGGTTCCGCCGAATTTCGAGAGAGTTCTGAAACTTGGTTACAAAAGACTGATCAATGTTGAAGTCAAAAGGATAAATAATCCCAGAAAGATTTAAGAATGACAAAAGGTGACAAATGTCTTTGATCATAGAAGGCTCCGACAATCTTGGCAAGACGATTCTTGCTAAGAAGCTGGTGAGATACGTCATCGATCACGGAAATTATCCGGTGATGTATTCCTGGATGACAAGGCCCAACGAAGCGACCTTCGATTTCTTCACCAGTTACAAGATGATGCTGAATTCCTACACTGTACAGGACAGATTTCATCTCGGAGCGTTGGCCTATCACAATAATAGAATATCAAAGAGACATCTCGAATATATAGAACAATGGATTGAAAATCGCGGCGGATTTGTGGTGTTGCTTTATGCGAACGACGAAGACTGGTACAAACATCACATTGCCAGGGATGATAGAGGAAATTTGCTTGCAAATGATGCTCTATGCAAAGCGAATTCCGTTTTCAAGAAGATGGCCATTGGTAAGCATCGATTACATCCGATTATCAAATATGTTTTCGACATAAGCAATGAACGATTTGTTGATGACAGATGTGTTCAGACAATAGCGGAAGACTGGATGAGAAAAAGACGAGAATCAATGAAGACAATCTTAGGGTGACAAAATGGAACAAATACTTGAAGCTTATATCGGAGCTACAAAGGAAGACAAGACTATGGAAGACGTGATTAAGAAGGCGATTCTAAGAACCTTCAAGAGCATCAAGCAGGAAGCGAGAAGACACAAGATCTGCAAGCGAAAAGCGTGCGGTTGTGCTATCATAGAGATCAACATTAGGGAAGAAGCTCTCTACTTCTTTACAGCAACGAACGGACCTTCCGGTCCGAAGAACAAATGTTCCGGGATCAAGGGTGCGTGCGGATGCAGTCACGCCGAACCAAGAGCCATCATGAACTATCTGAAGAAGAGAAGACTACGAATCAAGCCAGCATACGTTAAAACTATTCTTCTCACGACATTCTCTTCGTGCGTCAACTGTGCCAATATCATTGTAGATTCCGGTGTGATAGATGCTGTGACCTACGAGACGCTTGCTCCTCACTGGGCAGCGGAACCCAACAACGCGAAGGCGATGCTGGATAGAAGCCTTCTTCACTGGAGCAAGAAGGAGCTCGTAGAAGATCAAAACAACACACTAATCAAAAAGTTGATCTTTGAATCTGCTAAAAACGAATGATTAAAATCAAAGAAAATTTTTACATAGTAGAAGCTATTTCAGAGCTTCCAAATCTACTGAATAGAAGAGAGATCTTCTGCGACGTCGAGACTAAGCGAGTTTTTGATCATCCAGAATATGGTGGATTATACCCATTCAAAGGTGACAAGATCTGCGGATTCGGTATATCGGCAGACGATCTGAAGGAAGTGTGGTATATTCCTGTTCGTCACACTTTCATATTATCAACATTTTCATCATTCTCTGGATCTAAGAATCTACCAACGAAACCTGTGATGAACTGGATCAGGGACATATTGCGAAGCTGTGAATCCTGGATCAATCACTTCGTTATCTTCGATGCCCTGATGTTCGATGTTGGGGACAATG